TTTATTCTTCATAAAAGAAATGCATTTTCAAAAGAAGCATGTGTTCATGTCATTAATTATTTTGAAAAGAGAAGAGACCTTCATCAGATTGGAACAATATGTGATATGAAAATTGATTATAGTATAAAGAAATGCACTGAAATATTTTTGAAAAGTAAGGATCATGTTATATTTCATGATTTATTGTTTAAAAGTCTAGATGATTATGCAAAAATATATCCTTCTGTTGATAAGTTAAATAAATTTAGTATTCATCCTCATCATAAGATTCAAAAATATAATCCAGGAGAGGGATTTTTTGGAGAGCATTGTGAGAATAGTGGTGATGAAGACACTGTTTTGGCATGGATGATTTATTTAAATGATGTGACTGATGGTGGATATACTGAATTTCCAAATCAAAATATAAAGTTTCAACCTAGAAGAGGTGATTTTTTGATGTGGCCTGCTTATTTTACTCATACACATTTTGGTATTGTGAGTAAGACGCAGACAAAATACATTGCGACGGGATGGTATAGTCTCTTAACTGTATCAGGGTGATACAAAAAGGTAGCAATGAATACATACTTGCATATATAATACAGATATGTTAGCATATCCATACGTTCATCCCATTGTGGGACGCAAGTAAGTCGCGGAACGGGTACGTTCATCCCTTCGGGGACGCAAACGACTAAAGGAACGGGCCTTAAAATCCAACTACTTTAGGAGTAAAATCATGGCGAAAGTCACTTACAGAGGTGTCACCTATGACACCAACGACAAGCAATCTTGTCAGAAGCAGGTCTCTGAACTTACTTACAGAGGCATTAAGCATACAGAGTCTACGACTGTGTGTGCAAGGTGAATTAAGTCTTACTTGGACTAAGAAATAAAGGAGGGGCTTGACCCCTTCTTTTTTTATGCTTATAATATCTAAATAAAAATAAAGCCATGGATCCTTCCAGAGAAAAACTTAAATTGATTGTTAGAAATCTTAAGTCTTTGGTTGATGCACTAGAATCAGAAGTATATTCTGATGTAGATGCCTATCAAAATTCAAAAGCATTCGCAGGAAAAATTACCGATTACGATGAGGTCTTTGATGACGACGATGGATACGCAGATTAAACTTGTAAGTGTAACCCCTGATGCTGAGAAGACTATGGGGTATGTTGCTCGTGTGAGTAACCCTAATAATCAAGACAATCCTAAGGTTGCTGGTCTTTTATCCTATTGTATTAAGCACGGGCATTGGAGTGTCTTTGAACAGGCACATATGACGATAGAGATTAATACTACTCGTGGTCTTGCAGCCCAGATACTAAGACATCGTTCATTCACATACCAAGAGTTTTCTCAGAGGTATGCTGATGTTTCTTATTTACGGGAACATATACCTTTGCCTGAGTTACGTAGTCAAGATACTAAGAACAGACAGAATAGTATTGATGATGTAGATCCCCTAGTGGTTGATAGATTCAACAAGGAAATGCGAAAGCATTTTGATGCAGGAATAGATCTCTATAAGAGTATGCTTCATGCTGGTATAGCAAAAGAGTGTGCTAGGTTTGTACTTCCTCTTGCTACACCAACTCGTTTGTATATGACGGGTTCAGTACGATCATGGATTCATTATATTGATCTACGGTCTGCACATGGTACACAAAAAGAACATATGGATCTTGTTAAGAATGTTCGTAGTATTTTTATAGAACAATTTCCTATTGTTTCCCAAGCCCTTGACTGGGTTTCATAAATAATTGTAAACTTATTGTATTGATATGGCAACATACCCCGTTATTAATAAAGAAAGTGGTGAGCAAAAGGAAGTAGTAATGAGTGTGCATGATTGGGATAAGTGGAGAGAAGATAATCCTAGTTGGGAAAGAGATTACTCCGATCCTTCTACCATGCCAGCTCTAGGAGTTGAGGTTGGTGAATGGAGAGATAAACTTGTGAATAAGAATCCTGGATGGGGTGAAGTTCTTAAGAGTGCTGAAAAAGCTGGTGGTGTTTCGGGAAGATTAGCACGTAAAGGATCTTACGAATCCACCACTCAATCTGTCATGGAACCCACTGAATAGTATGCCACGTAAAAAGAAAACAACAGACCCAATTGGTGTCGGTATGACGGCCAAACAAATGAAAAGAAAGAAACCTATTAATACGGATTTAATGAGAGACATTGAGCCTCTCACCGAAAACCAGCAATCTTTATTCAATGCATATGCAGAGAATAAAAATTTATGTGCATTTGGTTGTGCAGGTACAGGTAAGACTTTTATTACACTTTACAACGCACTTAAAGAAGTTTTAGATGAAACTACACCTTACGAAAAAATTTATATTGTTAGGTCTCTTGTTGCTACCCGTGAAATTGGGTTTCTTCCTGGTGATCATGAAGATAAATCCTCACTTTATCAAATCCCTTACAAACATATGGTGAAATATATGTTTGAGATGCGAACAGAGGCAGATTTCCAAATGCTTTATGCTAATTTGAAAGCACAAGGAACCATTGATTTTTGGAGCACTTCATTCATACGTGGAACTACTTTTGATAGAACCATTGTTATTGTAGATGAGTATCAGAATTTAAATTTCCATGAACTTGATAGTATAATGACAAGAATAGGTGAAGATTCTAAGATCATGTTCTGTGGAGATGCTACTCAATCGGATTTAGTAAAACAAAATGAAAGAAATGGTGTAGTAGATTTCATGAGAGTATTGAGGTTAATGCCATCAGTTGATCTTATTGAATTTGGAGTAGAAGATATAGTGCGTTCAGGACTATGTAAAGAATACATTCTTGCTAAGATGGAATTGAATTTATGATTCATATCTGTGATGATTTTTTAACTGATCCTTATACAGTTAGAAATCATGCATTGAAACAGAAATTTATAACCGAAGAACCATTTAATTATCCAGGAGTTAGATCATCAAATATTCCGAGTGAGATTAAAGATTATATTAGTTCTTATGTAAACTATATTACTCAAAAATCTTCATTACGAGAAGCACGTTATACTGGTGGTGGTTCTTTTTTTCAAGTGATGTCTAAAATTTATGGGGAGGGTCAATTTCATAATGATCCTCACGATTATATTTTTATACTTTATTTGTCTTTAGATATTCCTGTTGATTCAGGAACTGAGGTGTGTGATTATGATCATCCTGCTGCTGCATCTAAATTAAAAGATCAGAACATCACCGGAAGTTATATCGACAATCAAAAAAGATCTTTTCAGAAGGATCCTCATAATTTAATAAAAAGATATAGATATGCTAGATTGAAAGAGAAAATAAATTCTTATTTTAAACCAATAGTAAAAGTTCCTAATAAATTTAACAGAGCTCTCTTTTTTCCTGCTCATTATTATCATCGATCACAAAAATCTTTTGGAACTTCTATTGCCAATTCTAGATTAACCTTAGTATCTTTTATAGATGAAATAAATTAATGGATGGACAGAATTCAAAAAATATGGTAAAGTAAAGAGTGTAGAGAATAAAGAAGAGTGGTAGTTAATTTTAATTATGTTCCATCATTGTAATCACTTAGGTGATCTTGAATTAAAAAAGAAAGACACTCCGGGATGTAGACTCTATGAACTTCCTGATGGTCAGTGGGTTCCATCTATTACTTCTGTAACTTCCTTCTATAATCGACAGATTTTTGTAGAGTGGAGGAAGAGAATAGGAGAAGAAAAAGCAAATGCCATTACCAGAAAAGCAACCGCCCGTGGCACAGATTTTCACGAAGCTGCTCAAGCATATTTGGAAAATAGAGATTTGGTGTGGGAGGATTACCTTCCTGCTACTAAGTTTATGTTTCATCATGCTACACCATATCTGGATAAGATAAATAACATACACGCTATAGAAAGAACTCTTTACTCTGAGTACCTTGGTCTTGCAGGTAGAGTTGATTGTATTGCGGAGTATGAAGGAGAGTTAGCGGTAATAGATTTTAAAACATCTGAGAAGATTAAACCTGAGAAGTGGTTGGAAAACTATTTTGTACAGGAGACCTTCTATGCTGCTGCATACTATGAACTAACTGAGATCCCTGTTAAGAAGTTAATTACTATTATGGTTACCCCTGGTGGGGAGGTAAAGGTATTTGACAAAAGAAATAAAGGGGATTATATTAAATTATTAGTGAGGTATATTAAAGAATTTGTATCAAACAATACTAGGTCGAATAATGCCCCAGAATGAATTAGAAAAGGTGATGGCGAGTAAATTTTTTTGCTCTACTCGTTTTGCTGAGGAAATTGAAACATTGGTTTTAAATAATGCCGACATGAATTATATTGATGCTATTGTTCACTTTTGTGATCAAAATAATATTGATGTTGAATCTGTACCTAAACTTATATCTAAACCTTTAAAAGAAAAGATTAAATGTGATGCACAGGAGTTAAACTTTATGAAGAAGACTTCTCGTGCAAAGCTTCCCCTCTGAGGGAAATTCGACTTTTAATTCCAAAAAAGTCGAAAAAATACCCCCCCAATTTTTTACCCTTATTACCTTTTGGCATGGAAGATCTATTACATATGCATAAACTTGCACCAGGCACTACGTGTCCAGTGATGGTTACGAAGCTTCCTAAACAGATTCAGAGGGAAATTGATGGGTGGGTAAATGAAAGTAAGAAGTTTAAGAACAGTCCATTAGCATCACTGAAAGCCCATGAGAATGTAGGGTATATTGCTATGGATGGTAAGAAACATAATTCATATCAATGCTCCATCTCTCCTCATTTAGTTGATCAATCTTTCTGGTTAGCATGGGTATTGAGATTGACTGCAAAGTATTGGGGAATGGGTAAGGATAATAGAGCATTTAAATTAAGAAAGTGGGATGGTCACTTTGATGGGTATGATATATGGACTAACTTTGCATATAAAGGAGATGATAATCCCACACATAACCATGCAGGATTTCTTTCAGGTGTGATATATTATAAGAATCATAAGCATCCTACAATATTTGATGAACATGGTTTAGCATATGAAGGTCTTGATGGAACGATGGTTATGTTTCCTGCAAGTACTTTGCACCATGTAGAACCACAGACAGTTAATAAAGAAAGAATTACTTTGGCATTTAATATAAGTGAATTTGTAGACATGAGAACAGATAATGTGTACGCATGATGCCCTTTGATGCCTATCGTTGTTATCTCTCTCTAAAAAATCACTTTACCAAAGATCACTATGATTATATAAAGTATCGTGGTAAGACGAGAGCTACTCAACAAGCCTTTTATAAAAGAAAGGATAGATTTTGGTTTGAAAAGTTTTCACGACAGAAGAGTGATAAAGAAGTAGAAGAATTTTTTGTATCTAATTTCATTTATTCTACTGATCCAGGAACTATGTGGATTGGTGAGATGATTAAGGAAGGTGAAGGAAGATATCAAGAATGGAAAAAGAAAACTCAATCTCTTTCATATATTTTTAAAGAAGAAATTAATAACCTTTTTGATAATAATAAAGTAGATGATGTATTTGATTGTTCTAATGGTCATCCTTTAATTTTGAAGAGTTATTTGGGGAAGAAAACCTCACTTGAAACTTTGGTAATATGTGATAGAATATTTGAGTATAGGAAAGATTTTGATGAGAGACTGAATGATCCTGTATGGGAAACCGTCAGTCGCAAGATAAAAAAGTATACTCCTTTCCTAAATATAGATGTATCACGTTATAAAAAGATTCTAAAGGAAACTGTCTTATGAGTTTTTTCCAATCTGATGTTGTCCGTGCAGAGATGGCGGAAATTAGTGAACTCCAAGAGGAGATTTATTGTAATGTATTTAAATTTCCTACCATGTCTAAGGAAGATCAACAATATCATGTTGATGTTCTGGAAAGACTTTTGGAAAAGCAGAAGGTTATGTATACTCGTTTGAGTTTATCTGAGGATCCTCAAGCGAAAGAAATGAAGAAACGTATTACAGAATCTGCATCTATGTTTGGTCTTCCAGAAAATGTTGATATGAATGTTCTGTTTAATCAAATGGGACAAGCAGTGGGGATGATGAAACAGCAGATTGACAAAGGAATCTAATTCTTTTATAATAAGAGGGTACACACAAGCCAAATCTCAACAAATACGAGGTAATCTAATGTCATTTAAAGACTTAAAAAAGCAATCCTCTCTAGGATCTCTAACCCAGAAATTGGTTAAAGAAGTGGAGAAGATGAACACTACTAGTGGTGGAGCAGATGAAAGACTCTGGAAACCAGAAGTAGATAAAACAGGTAACGGTTATGCTGTTATCCGTTTCTTACCAGCACCACAAGGTGAAGATATTCCATGGGCTAAGATGTATTCCCATGCATTTCAAGGACCTGGTGGTTGGTACATTGAAAATTCTTTAACTACCACTGGTGGTAAAGATCCTGTATCTGAGCACAATCGTGAACTCTGGAACAGTGGTAATGAATCTGACAAGGATGTTGTTCGTAGACAGAAGCGTAAGCTTTCCTACTATGCAAACATCTATGTCGTAAAAGATCCTACCAATCCTCAGAATGAAGGTGGAGTATTCCTCTACAAGTTTGGTAAGAAGATCTTTGATAAAGTAATGGAAGCAATGCAACCAGAGTTTGAGGATGAAACTCCAATTAATCCTTTTGACTTCTGGCAAGGTGCAAACTTCAAGTTGAAGATCGTCAAGAAGGATGGTTACTGGAACTATGACAAGTCAGAGTTCGATGTAGTCTCACCTCTTCTTGAAGATGATGATGCACTAGAAGCATTGTGGACGAAGCAGTATTCTCTTGCTGCTGTTACTGCTGCTGATCAATTCAAGTCTTATGATGACTTGAAGAAGCGTCTTGATTATGTTTTAGGACATAAGCAACCTACTCGTCGTGTATTCGATGAAGAATTGGAGAACGAGAGTGAAGGTCGTGGATCATTTACTCCTGACTTTAAAACAAGTAAGTCAGAACCAGTAGCATCTGCTAGTTCAGAGGAAGATGATGCACTAAGTTATTTTCAGAAACTTGCTGAGGAATAACTACGAATAAATTTTAATATTTTCTGATGCTTTAAGGGTTCCACTCACATATTGACTGGAACCTTTTTTATATTCCATCATTTCTTCTAGATCATCTGTAATAATATGTAAGTAACTATTTTTGAGTAAGAATATATTTCTTTTTGCGTCTTCTAATTTAGATTCATAGTCATAGTTAGTGACTTCAGTAGTAATATCGGAGCGTGTTACTTCTCCTGATTGATACCAATCATAATAAGTGACTGAGTAATCAGAAGCTACTTGTAATCCTTCGGGAACTATTACTGCACCTGCTGTATTTTTTACTTCTTTGGTTTCATAGTGATGCGTATCATTCATTTTGTCATATGTTCCATACTTATCTAACATGAATCTATCAAAATCATTCTGTAATAGAGGCCATTCACTTTGAACATTGACAATATTATTTGATATAAGAACTACCCAATCTAAATCCGAATCCCCATAAATTTCTGCTGCTACATTGTCGGGTCTATCGTTACCTATGATTTCGTATTTGGTAAAGAAAGCAATGTTTTGGTAGATATCTTCTCTAAGTTTACCTCTTTTAAAGAGATTTTTTACAACAATATAATCTGATATCTTAGCATCAGGAAGTCTGCTAGGATATGCAAAGTCGGGTATGTAGTTGAAGTAATTTGACATAAGATTATTGATCTCCTATAAAGTTACCTGACTCATCATAAAAGTTTATGGACTCCACCATTTCCTGAGTTATCCCCTCACCCTCTTCTGTTGTACTATTATTATTTTCAATTATATTTGCAGAACCTGCATCCCAATCAAGATTGTCTGGTAGATCTCCTCCTGCTCCATAGTCATCATTATATACAGGTTCAAGTTCTTTAAATTGTAGACTGAGTTGATATGCAGTCATAACACCATCTTCATAAGTAGAGTAGTTTTGATCGGGACTATAATCAACCCCACATGATAGTAATGCACATTCTTTAATTTGACCGATATATGGATGCCTCTCCTTTCCTTTTGCTAGGTATTTGATCCTGAAAGTATGAGGAGATTTAAGGAATAACATACTATCGGATCTGATAGGTGCCATTGCTTGTTTAAAGAGTCTTATAATTTTCATAATTGATTTTGCTTCATCTTTACTTCTGGGAGTGAGTTGGAAAGCAAATTGAAAGGGTCTTAACTGAGGACTTTTGAATAATAATTCCATATTAGGATTCATAATAGCACCAGTTTGACGAGTAAGAAGACCACCTGATCCTCCTACTGCTGCTTGGGAAAGTGCAATGGATAATCCACCTGCTACTTCATT